TCGACTTGTGGGCCAAGTTCCCCGACTTCCAGACCGTATCCGTGACGCCATCCTCAAGCGCCAGGCGTTGGACCGCATCATGATCGGCTGGAACGGCACCAGCCGTGCCGCCACCAGCAACCGCGGCACCAACCCCTTGCTGCAAGACGTCAACAAGGGCTGGCTGCAGCACTACCGCGAGCAAGCCGCGGCGCGGGTGATGTCCGAAGTGGTGGCAGATTCGGGCGAGATCAACATCGGCGCTGCTGGCGACTACAAGACGCTCGACGCGCTCGTGTACGACATGGTCAACAGCCTGCTCGAGCCGTGGTACCAGGAAGACACCGAGCTCGTCGCGATCTGCGGTCGCGAGCTGCTCGCCGACAAGTACTTCCCGCTGATCAACGCCACCCAGGCCCCCAGCGAGCAGCTTGCCGCCGACATCGTCGTCAGCCAGAAGCGCATCGGTAACCTACCGGCGGTGCGCGTGCCCTTCTTCCCGGCCAACGCGGTGATGGTCACCCGTCTCGACAACCTGTCGATTTATTACCAGGAGGGCGCCCGCCGCCGCACCCTGGTCGACAACGCCAAGCGCGATCGCATCGAGAACTACGAGTCCAGCAACGACGCGTATGTGATCGAAGACTTCGGCGCCGGCTGCGTCGCCGAAAACATCGCCTTCGTCTGATCATGAGCGCCCGCACCCCTGCTCAGCGCCACTACCTGCGCACCACGGCTGCCGCGCTGGCAGCGGTGGATACGCAGGCAGACGCCATGCCCACGGCCACCGCCAACGCTTACGAACTCATGCTGATGCAGCTCGCCGAGCACCGGCGCAGGCTCAAGCAATTGCAAAGCCTCGACCGCAAGATAGACGCCAAGCGTAGCTTCTTGCCGAACTATTCGGACTGGGTCGCGGGCGTGCTCGAGTCCGACCGTGGCGGTCAGGACGATGTGCTGGTCACCATGATGGTGTGGCACATCGACACCGGCGACCTTGCCGGTGCGCTGCCGATCGTCGCGTACGCCCTGCGCCACGGCCTCACGATGCCCGACCAGTACCAGCGTGGTATTGCCTGTGTCGCGGCGGAGGAGTTCGCCGAGGTGGCACTCAAGCAGATCGCCGCCAAGCAGCAGCCCGACGTGGCCGCCCTGGTCGAGGTGGGATCCCTCACCGCCGAGCACGACATGCCTGACGAAGTGCGGGCCAAGCTCCACAAGGCCATCGGCTACGCCCTGCGCGACACCGACAAGGCCACGGCGCTCGACCAGCTACGCCTTGCCCTGCAGCGTCACGACAAGGTCGGCGTCAAGAAAGACATCGAACGTCTCGAGCGCGAGCTCAAGAACGCAGCCTCACCCACCGACACCGCCCCGGCCGCCACCGGCCAGGGCTAAACCGAGCGCCCCCCGGCGTCGAGCGGCGGGGGGTGAGAGTGCAGGCGCCCCTCCTTCGCCATGCATGATCGCCCCCCCCACCGCTCCCTGCCACACCCGAGGAAGCCCCTATATGTTCATCGCCGTCCCGCCCGTTGCAAACCCGGAAGCGCCGATCGACTGCGGCACCTTCCTGCCCGCCATCGACCCCACTGACGCCCGCGCCCGTATGCGCATCGATGGCACCGTCACCCCCGAGCGCCTGCGATCCGCCCTGGTCGAGGCTGTCACCAATGTGGCCGACGAACTCGCCGCCTGGGCCGAAGCCAGGGCAATCGAAGGCTATACCACGCTCGCTGAGGTGCCGGCCGCCACCATTGACGGCGGCAGCGCCCTGGTACATCGCTACCACCGCGCTGTGCGCTGCCTCGCCACTGCCGAGCTCATCGAGCGTATGCGCGACTACGACAGCACCAACGAAGGCCACCAACAGGCCGACAAACTCAGCCTGACCATCGACGAACTGCGCCGTGACGCCAGCTGGGCTATCAACGACATCCGTGGCCAACGCCGCACAACGGTCGAGCTCATCTGATGCAGGTCCGAGCCAACCAGGGCGACACCGTGGACGTGCTGTGCTGGCGCTACTACGGCCGCACCGCTGGCGTTACCGAGCAAGTGCTCGAGGCAAACCCCGGCCTTGCCCAGCACGGCCCGGTGCTGCCGATGGGCTTGGCCGTTGAACTCCCCGACCAACCCACCCAGCCGGTTACCCGCCGGCTGCAGCTTTGGGACTGAACACCATGCTCAAGATCGGAAGCACCGGATTGGAAGTGCGTCAGTTGCAGCTCATGCTCAACGAAGGCGGCGCTCGCATCGCGGCTGATGGCTGGTACGGTATTGGCACCCAGGCTGCGGTCATGGCCGCACAGCGGCGGCTTGGACTCGTGGTCGACGGGCTTGCCGGGCCGAAGACCATCGCCGCACTTCGGGCCCGCACGCGTCCGTCAAACCTGCTCGGAATGGCCGACCTCGAGCGTGCAGCTGAACGCCTTGACGTACCGCTGGCCGCCATTCGTGCCGTCAATGAAGTCGAGTCCCGCGGCACCGGCTTCCTTGAGGATGGCCGCCCCGTGATTCTGTTCGAGCGGCACATCATGTACCGCCAGCTCAACGAGCGTCGAGTCGATGCGGATGCACTGGCCAAAGTCAGCCCAGGCATCATCAACCCTGTGCGCGGCGGCTACCTCGGCAGCACCGCGGAGCATGGCCGCTTCAATCAGGCGCAGAAGATTCACCGCGAATGCGCCATCGAGTCCTGCAGCTGGGGTCTGTTCCAGGTCATGGGCTTTCACTGGCAGCCGCTTGGCTACCGGTCGGCGGACGAGTTCGCCGCGCTCATGGCCCGCAGCGAGGCCGATCACCTCGACGCCTTCATCCGCTTCATCGAAGCCGAGCCCGCACTGCTCAAGGCCCTGCGCGCCGGCAAATGGGCCGCGTTCGCCGCCGGCTACAACGGTGCGGCCTACAAAGAGAACCTCTACGACGTGAAGCTTGCCCGTGCGTTCGAGCGTTACCGCGACATGGAGCAAGCCGCGTGAATATCATCCGTGACACCCACGGCGCGATCGGCATCGAGCCCCTTGCTGGCAAGATCCGCCTCCTGACCGACCCAGCTGCCGGCGGAGAAAAGCCCGCATTCAATGGCGCGTGCAACTACCTGCACTTGTCCGAGCGCGAGCTTGTCATCACCGCGCTTTCCGGCAAGGGCATCACCCGCGCGCAGCTCCGGCTGATCGCCTGGTGGGCACACGGCGCCGGCTACCGCTGGATCTACGCCGATCGCATGCCGGGGCATTCGCTGCCGATGGCGACCCGGCGCACCGTTCGCCCGCTGCTCGACTGGTTCGAGATCGACCTCGAGCGCGTCATATCCGCGGCACCAAGACGGGATGCGCACCATGCCTAATCCCTGGCTCATTCTCGGCGCGCTGGCTGTCACCCTGGCCCTCGTCGTCGGGGCCTATCAAATGGGCTACACCGCCAGCGAGGGCGAGCACGCCCTGCAGCGGCAGTCCGATATCGAAACCGCATGGAAGGCCGGCGCCGCCAGCCTTGCCGCCGAATCCGCCCGCGCCCAGCGTGCCGAGCGCGAGCGCGACACCATTGCCCAACGCCTGCAGGAAATCACCCGTGCCCAATCCGTACCGCCTCGCCCTGATCGCCTGTGGACTGATGCTGAATTCGGCCTGCTCGAATCTCGCCGAGCTGCCTACGCTGAAACCTATCCAGATCCCCCCGCCGTCCCGCTGCCTCGTCCTGTGCCCCGAGATGCCGCCCACCGACGCCGACGCGCTGACCACCGCCACGACGCTGCAGGACTGGGGCTCGGACTGCCGGAGCCGGCAGAAGGAATGCCGGGACTGGGCGACGACACTACAGCGGGATCCGAGTGAGCCCGCCGGCCACTGACTGGGTCCGCCCCGGGGCGGATACGCTCGAGCGCGGCATCTACCGCATCCAGAAGAGCCACGTCAGCCGCCTGTTCGGCGACCCCGCGCCCGTCTACCACGCCCACGCCGGCCCCGCTTTCCTCGGCGCGGCTCCAGACGCCGAGCAAGCCAAGGACCTTTGCGCCGAACACGAAACCCGGAGTGCATCGAAATGCTGAAACCCGCCAGCCTACGCGCCGCGATCGAGGCCGCGCTGCCCGACCTGCGCCGCAACCCTGATCGCCTGCTGGTGTTCATCGACGAAGGGGGCATTCGCTGCACCTCGGCCGTGTCACTGTCATTCGAGTACGCCTACACCCTCACCCTGGTGGTGACCGATTACGGCGAGCACGCTGACACCCTGATGGTGCCCATCCTCGCCTGGGTCGCAAGACACCAGCCCGAGCTACTTGCCAACCCGGATCGCCAGCGCGATGGCATCCAGTTCGAGGCCGACCTGCTCACCAAGCAGACCATGGACTTGTCTGTCCGCATTACGCTCACCGAGCGCGTCATTGTCCGCACCGCGCCGGATGGCGGCATAACTGCCGAACACGTCGGCGAGCCGCCGCTCGACCCCTATGACTACGTGGAGAACTGGACGCTCACCATTCGCCACCCCGACGGCAGCGCCGAGGAGGTGAACTGATGGAGCTGGCACCGCACCTGCAGGGGCTGCTCACCGCACTCGGCCCCGCCCAGCGCCGCAAGCTTGCGCGCGAGGTCGGTACCGAACTGCGCCGCCGGCAACAGCAGCGCATTGCCGCTCAGGTCGATCCGGATGGCACGCCCTATGCCCCCCGCAAGCCCCGGCTGCGCACCAAAGCCGGCCGCATCCGCCGCGCCCTGTTCGCACGCCTGCGTACCACCCGCTACCTGCGTGTCGAGGCCACGGCCGACACCGCCTTCGTCACCATCGCCGGCCGTGCCGCGCGCATCGCCCGGGTACATCAATACGGCCTCACCGACCGGGTCAGCCCGAAGGGGCCGGTGGTGCGCTATACCGAACGCCGCATCCTTGGCTTCTCCGGTGCCGACGAAGGCGCAATCGCTGACCTTATCGTCGATCACTTGAGCCGCGTGTTGTAGCGCCTGGCGCCACAGCAGACCCCGCACCACTGCCCCACGCGCGCGCGGCATCCTAGCCGCATGAACAGCGCAGACCTGGCCCGCCGCCTCGACAACCTCATCCGCCTCGGCACCGTGGCCGCGGTGGATCACGCCCGCGCCTTGTGCCGTGTGCAGACCGGTGGCCTGCTTACCACCTGGCTACCATGGTTTGCCCGCAGGGCAGGGGACACCCGCACCTGGTGCCCGCCCACCGTGGGCGAGCAGGTCATGCTCTTCAGCCCGAGTGGCGAGCCCGCGGCCGGCATCGTGCTCTCTGGCGTCTACACCACGGCCCACGATCAGCCCAGCACCGGCGCAGACGAACACCTCACCGAGTGGCCGGATGGCGCGCTCGAGCGCTACGACCACGGCGCACACGACTACCTGCTCGACGTCCCCGCAGGGGGCTGCATCACCCTGCGCTGTGGCGCGAGCCGCATCGAGATCGATACCGAGGGCGTGCGCATCGTGGCCCCCCGGATCGACCTGAACTGAGGCCCGACGATGACCGCCGTCACCCGCCTTGGAGATCTCTGCACCGGACACGGCTGCTGGCCTGCTCGCCCCAGCGTGGGCGCCAGCCCCAACGTCTATGTGGACGGCATCGCCGTACATCGGCAGTCGGACGCGTGGGCCACGCACTGCTGTCCAGCGATTCCGGAGTGCCACGCGTCCGTTCTTGCACAAGGCTCGCCCGACGTGTTTTGCAACGGGCTGGAGATCGGCCGTATCGGCGACCCGGTCGCCTGTGGGTCGGCGGTTGCCACCGGCAGCGGCACGGTATTCGCCAACGAGCGGAGTCACGAGATCGGCCACGAGGCAAGCCAATGAGCTGGGCCGGCATGAACGCTGATGACGGTACCCGCTGCGTCGAGCTCGACCACCTGCGCCAGAGCATCCGCGACATTCTCACCACCCCGGTGGGAAGCCGTGTCATGCGCCGCGAGTACGGCTCGTTCATCCCCGAGTTGATCGATCAGCCACTCACCAAGGCCACGCGCCAGCGCGTCATGGCGGCCACGGTGATGGCCGTCTATCGATGGGAGCCCCGCGTGCGCATCGACCGCATCGGCCTTGAGCAGGGTGACCAGCCCGGCGAGCTCTTCGTCAGCCTCGAAGGGGTCCGCGTAGACGGCGCCCGAAGGCGCCGGCTCGATCCCCTGCTTGTGCAAATCCGAGGCTTCCGCCAATGAGCACCATCGTCCAGGGCACGCTTCCTGCGCCCGACATTATCGAGACGCTCGACTTCGAGACCCTCTACACCCGCCGCAAGGTCCGCCTTGTCAGTCTCTACCCGGTCGAGGAACAAGCCGCCATCGCCCAGACGCTCGAGCTCGAATCCGAGCCCATCGTCAAGCTGCTGCAAGAGTCGGCCTACGAGGAGCTGCTGCTGCGCCAGCGCATCAACGAAGCGGCCCGCGCAAACTTGATCCAGTTCGCCGTAGGCGCCGACCTCGACCAGCTTGCTGCCTTCTACGAACTCATCCGACTGGCGGGTGAGGGCGACGAACGCTTTCGCCTACGGCTGCAGCTCGCCATCGCGGCCCTTGCCGGCAACGGCACCGCCGAGTTCTATCGGGGCAGGACGCTCGGCGCCTCGCTCGCCGTGGTCGATGCTGCGGTGCTGCAGCCTTACCCCGGCGCGGTCAATGTCGCCGTGTGGGTGGCCGACGGTGCCGACGAGGCCGTCGTGCTCGACCTGGTGCAGGCAACGCTGACCGACCCTGCACGCAAGATTCTCGGTGTTGCTGTCACCGCCACCGTTGCTCGGCGCCGTATCGTCGACGTCAATGCACGCATCCGGCGCACCCAATCGGCCCCGGTCGATCTTGCGGCGCGCCTGGCAGCCGAGTTCGCCGCCGTGTTTGCTGCTGCCGCAGCTTTCGGCGGCACGATCCCGCGCTCGTGGCTGATCGCCAAGCTCCACATCGAAGGCGTTGCCGCGGTCGAGCTGCTCGCGCCCTCCGCCGACATCGTGCTTGCCGCTGACGAATACCCCAGCGCAGGCCAAATCGCGATCGCCGACGAGGGCCTGTAACGTGGTCAGCCTGTTGCCTCCCAACGCCACCGAGTTCGAGCGCCGTGCAGAGGAGGCCAACCGATTCGACACCGTGGTCGAGGCTGTCGACGCCATTGCCGGCGTGAAGACGGACATCCCCGACGCCTTCGCCGCCTGGCTCGCTGCCGAATGGTGGCTTGCCGACTTCGCCCCCTACTTCGCCAGCACTAGCGCGCTGATCGCCGCCGGGCTGCCGTGGCTGCGCCAACGCGGCACCGCGGCGGCCGTGCAGCGCGCGCTATCGTGGATCCCGTTCGAAGCCCTCCTCGAGGAGGACGGTGCGCGTATCCATCTCGACCCAGGCACCGCCACCGCGCCGCAGCGCCTCGCCGACATCCGGCACCTGGTCGGGCGCAGCCTTCCGGCCCACGTGCGCTTCTACCGCCTGTTCCATGCCTACGATCTGCGCCACTTCCGGCTCGATCGCTCGCGCCTGGACGATGGCCTGCTCGACGACGACTCCGGCGTGGTGGTCGAAGCGCTCAAGCTCTCCTTTGGCACCCGCACGGCCTACGCCTTCGCCGAGCCCATCACCCCGGCGCCTTTCGTGGGTGTCTGGTCGATCTATTCGGTCACGATCTGGGATGACGACGGCTGGCGGCTCGACGCATGGCGGCTCGATTCCGATCTCACCATCGATGCCGCCGGTCGCGTGATCTCCCAG